CTGGAGCGGACGTTTGCGGGGCGGGGGCCGAGCGAGGCGGCGGATCTGCGGCGGATCTTGCCCGGCCCGGGACGGCAGCAACGGGCGGGCGGTGGCCGGAAGTCTGCGAGTAAGCGGCAATCGTAGCCACCCACTGCCGGCTACTGACGGCCTGTATCAGGCTTCGAACCTGAGGGTCGGGGGTTCGACTCCCTCCGGGCGCGCCCCCGACGTCGAGCGATTTCGCTCCGTTAGCGCCGACCCCGGGTCGAGCTATGGGCCGGCGGGCGGTCCGTCCGGCGGATCTGCGGCGGATCTTTCTGGCCGCGTGGGGAGGTGGTGATGAAACACGGGACGATCCGGCACCCGAAACTCCTCGCCCTGGCCGCGGCCCTCGACATGCGGCCCTATGAGGCGCTCGGGCTCCTCGAGGCCTTGCTTGACTGGACGTACGACTTCGCCGCCCGCGGCGACGTCGGTCGCTTCAGTGATGCGCAAATTGCGCATGGCATCGGCTACCCGGGCGACCCTGCGCGCATGATTTGCGCACTCATCGATGCGCACTGGCTCGACCCGTGCGCATGCGCACGGCTCGTCGTGCACGAGCTCGCTGCGCATGCACCGTGGAGCTGGAAACGCACGCTGGAACGGCGGCTTATCGACTTTGCCAGCCCGGTCCCGGCGGCGGGTGCGCAGCCCGGTGCCACCATGGCGCACCAAAAACGCCCTATGGCGGTCCCTCCTACGCCTGCGCCTACGCCTGCGCCTACGCCTACGCCAGAGTTATTTATTTGCGCACCGCCGTGCGCACCGACGCATGAGTTTGACGAATTCTGGAAGGCGTATCCGCGTAAATGCGACAAGCAGCGCGCACGCAAAGCGTGGGCGAAACTACGCCCACCGCCGCTCAAAGCGATCCTTGATGCGCTCGCGTGGCAACGCGAGCTGCCCGACTGGGGCAAGGAGAACGGTGCCTTTGTCCCCTACCCGGCCAGCTACTTGAACGGGCGACGCTGGGAAGACGAGCGGCCGCTCGAACCGGGCGCGGCATTCGTCGCCCGCCTAGAGGCGAAAGGGCTCGTATGACGCGCGAGGACGTCAAGGATTTCCGTCAGGCACTCTTTCGGATTGCCGTGGTCTGCGGTCGCCAAAGTCTCAGCGACGACGTCGCCGAGGTCTACTTCAAGTTCCTCTGCGATCTGCCTGCCGAGCGGCTCTTGCGGGCCATGGACAAGTTTGCCCGTTCGGCGGAGACGGGTCGGCGCTTCCCGAGCCCGAAAGAACTGCGCGAGTGGATCAGCACCGGCGAGCACGCCCGTGGCCTGACGGACGACGAGGCGACCACGATGTGGCTCGCGGTCGCCCGCGCCATGGACCGCTGGGAGCGCGAGGGCAAGGGCGGCTCCGCATGGCCGTCGTTCGAGCTCGCGTGGCACAATGCCCTAGTCGACGCCGGCCTGCAGCACGTCGCGCGGCCCCGCAACCGCCAGGACTGCTGGCAGCGCTGGCTATCACATGGGGCCATTGCGCCCGCCCCCGGGCCGTTAGTCACGAGCGAACAGAAGGCCGCCATCCTGCGCGACGTGCTTGCCCGTCATGCACGGGGCGAGTACGCGCCACAGGGCCCTGAGCTGGAGCGCTGGAAGGCGCACTGGGCTGCGGAGGATGCGCGCACCGGCCGCTGGAAGCATGCCGCGCCGGCGGGCTCAGGGACGGCGGGCTTCACGCGCCTTGGCGACACGGTCTGGAAGGTCTTCGAGGAGATCGCCGCGCGTCATGGCGTGAAGGTCCCCCCCGACCGCGACCCGGGCGAGGAGGGCTGAATGCTGGTGAACGGCTCCCGGCCGATGGTCCTCGCCGAGCTCCGCCGCCCGCCGCGGTGGCGGCGGGTCGCCGTGCTCCTCGGGCTCTATTGCTGGCGGTGCGGGCGGTGGTGGCGCCATGCGCTCATCTGCCCGCGCTACGGCCGCCCATGAGACTCATTCTCGACCTCTGCGGCGGCTCGGGTGCGTGGTCGGCGCCCTATCGAGAGGCCGGCTACCAGGTCGAGATCATCGACCTACCCTCGGATGTCCGCCTGCGTGCTTTCGAGTCCTACCCTGTCCACGGGATCCTCGCGGCGCCCCCGTGCACCGTCTTTGCCAATTCGGGCGCCCGGTGGGTCCGGGCGAAGGCGGAGATCTTGGCCGCACTCTCGGTCGTCGATGCGTGCCTCCGCCTCGTCGCGCTCCACCGCCCGTGCTGGTGGGCGCTCGAGAATCCCGTTGGGAAGCTGACCCGCTGGCTCGGCCCGCCCGTCATGTACTTCGACCCCTGCGACTACGGCGACCGGCACACGAAGCGGACCGCGCTGTGGGGGCGTTTCACGCCGCCCTTCAAACGCCGCATCGCGGTGGTAGGGAAAAATCCGATCCACCACATGGCGCCGGGTCCCGAGCGGGCCGCGCGGCGCAGCGTCACGCCGACGGGGTTTGCCCGGGCGTTCTTCGAGGCCAACCCGTGAGGCGCATTGTCGGCATCGACCCCGGGCTGGCCGGCGGCCTCGGCGTCCTCGACGTCAACGATGACGGGAGCCCGCTCCACGTCGAGCTCCACCGCACGCCGTCCATGCCCGTCGTGCGCAATCGCAAGACCCGGAACGAGTACGACCCACTCGGCATGCGCCAGCTCTTGGCCCGCCTCCTCGACCGCGATGCGGCCACGGTGGAGGTCGCCCTCGAGGCCCAAGGCGCTCGGCCCGGGCAAGGGGTCGCCTCGACGTTCCGCACGGGCCTTGGGTTCGGCCTCTGGCTCGGGCTCGTCGTCTCGGCCCGTGTCCCCTACCGGATTGTCGCCCCGCTGGTCTGGAAGCAGCACGCCGGCTTGATCGGGGCCAGCAAGGCCGCGTCCCGGCTCCGGGCGCAGGAACGGTTCCCACGTCTTGGCCCCATCGCGGCCGCCAACGAGGGCCCGGCAGAGGGCCTTCTAATCGCCGCGTACGTCGCGGCGACCCGCACCCAAGGAGCCCCCCATGCGACGCCCGAGTGACCCGACGTACGCCCAACTCGCCGCCCGGATCCCCGCCCGCTTGCACCATGCCGTCAAGCTCGCGGCGTTTGCCGCCGAGGTCACGGTGCAGGACTGGATTGCCGACGCCCTCGCGCGGCACTTGGAGCGGTGCCGTCGCCCGCGCGCGGGTGAGCCCCCAAGCGAGTCGGCGTGATGGCCGAGGAGTCCATACGCGAATTTGGCGAAGGCGTCTCGTTCAGAGACTTCCGTCTCATGGCCGATCGCGAGAGCTGGACGGTCGAGTCGATTCTCGAACGCGTCGGTCCCAACGCCTTCGGCGGCCCCGCCTCAAGCCGCTGGTACGAATCCCCCCGCGATTACCTCGTCCGGGTGCTCCGGCGCGGCCACACCGTCGACGAGGACGTTGTCACCCCGTACCGCTGCCTCATCACGCTCTATGTGGAGGCCACCCGCCTCCCGAAAGCCCATCCCGTGCCCCTGCGCCGCTGCGGGTGCGGGTGCGGCAGTCCGGTCTTCGGCGGTCGCAAGTACGCCGCCGAGAGCTGCCGCGCGCGCGGACGCGTCGGGAAAGTCACGGACAAACTATGAGCGCCCCGAAGATACCCGGATTTGGCCCCCGCGCGCCCCGTAGAGGCACGCAAACTGACAATAGCGAGGGGGGCCTGTGGGGGACACTGGGGGGCCCAAGTACCCGCCGCTGTGCCTACTGTCGGCGGCGCTTTACGCCCCAGCGCCGGACGGCCCGCTACTGTAGCACCAAGTGCCGCGTCATGGCGTGGCGCATCCGGCAGGGGCTCACGGGCCAGTAATGGCCGCGCTGGTCTGGTGGGTCCTCGCGGCCGCCGTGATTGGCGTCGGGGTCCTCGTCGTGCTCTATGCCGCCATCACCGTCGCCACCGTGCTCGGAACCTTGGTCGCCATGGTCGTCGCCGGGCTCCGGGCCTGGTGCCGTGAGCGGGCCCGGCGCTTGCCGACCCGTTAGCGTTACAGGTAGCGTCTAGAGGGTATGATGTTCCTTTTGGACGCGCTGACGATCGGGGCCGTCGGCTGCATTGGCGCCCGCCTGCTTGGGGCCATTGGAACGCCCATCGTGCGGGGATTCCGCGTGGTCTTCCCCAACCGCGACGGGGAGCGCAGGTATTACCGCGCGGCCCGCGCACGGTGGCGCATCAAGTACGGGCGCTAGGGAAGCGCCTCGCGCGCGGCCACTTGCCCGCCCGCCCGGGTGGCGACACTCGCCCACGGGCTCGCAACCCGTGAGATCTGCGGGAGCTGTGAGACCCAATCGAGGACGGGCGTCTTCGTCAGCAAGCGGGGCAGATACTCCTGCGCACCCTTGGTCGCGAGCGTGAGCCCGACGGCCGCTTCCTTGGGGATCACGCCATAGTGCCAGAGGGCTGTCGGAACCCCGCCAGCTGACAGGATGTCGCCCATCCGCATGCTAAGCAACGGCGACCCGGGACGGACCGAACTGACCAGCGTGCTCATGGCGTCGCGCTGTGGTCCGGCAAGCACGGCTTGCCCGGCAGGGCCGAGTGCATCCCATGCATCGCTGACCGCTTGGGCCCCTTGTGGGGCGTGATGCTGCCACCACGCCGAGAGCACGGTTTGCTGGCCTTGCGGCGTTAGCTGGGCACTCGCCAGCGCCGCCGGGTCGCGGATCAACTGGCCGACCCGCGTCGTCGTCGCCAGCGCCTCGGGTGGCAGGTCGCGGGTGAGCGTCGGGGCGAGTGCTTCCGCGGCGCGGAGCGTCGGGCCGGCCGCCGCCTTGACGGCCTGCGCGCCCATCGTCAACGCTTGGCCCCCCGCCTCCCCAACCCCCCCGCGAATGGCCGCCCGGTAGGCCCGTTCACCCGGCGTGCCTGCCTCCGAGGGCGTGACGCCGCCCTCCTGCTCCGCTTTCGCTTGGAGGTACTCGAGGCCGCCTGAGCCAAGCGCAGCACCCGCCGTGGCAAGGAGCGGCACGGCGATCGGCGCAAAGGGGCCAGTTGCCATGCCCGCCGCGGCTCCGAGCGTGCCAAGCCCAAAACCCCCGACTAGGCTCGGCACCTGGCTCGGGAGCGAGCGCTCGGGGAGAAACGTGCGCGAGAGCTGCTGTCCAAACGAGTCCGGCGACGGGACGGCACTCGCCTCAGCGGGGGCCGGCGGTACGACGGGGGTGGCCGGTGGTGGGGCCGGGGACTCCTCGGCGGCTGGCCTCGCGGTCGGCATGGCAGGCGACATCGCGACCGGCCCCAAGTAGCGCTCGCCCTGGTTGGCGGCGTAGTCGGCGAGCTCGCTGTGCGTCGGCGCGCGGTCGGCGCCGCCCGTGCGCACGGCCGTGCTCCCGTCTGGCAACGCGACTTGGTAGGCAAAGAGCGCTTGGTCGGCCATCGCTAGCGGATCCACGTCGGTTGCCACGGCGGCGTGGCGGGTGGGGGTGGCGGGGCTGCGGCCGTCGGGCCGGCAAAGGCGGTGCCCGGGGCCGGGGGCGGACTTGCGGGTGTCGGCGGGAGTGGTGCGCTTGAGGGTGCCGGCGGCGGCCCCGGCGCGACCGGGGGTGCCCCGGCCACAGGCGGCTCGAACACTTGCAGGCGACGCGCGAAGCGGTCAGCCTGCGCGGCCTCGAGCACGCCGTTGACGCGGTCGCGGGTGATCTCGCTTTCAGGTACGCCGGCAAACGCCGTGCGCTGGGTGATCTTGTCGTCAATCCGGTCCTTGAAGGATTGCAGGTTGCTCTCGAATTGCTCCGGGGTATCGCTCCCGCTCGGTGCTGACGCAGCCAGCCCGGTCAAGTCGCCCTTGAGCGGTGAGTCTTTCGCACCGAGCGTGTCAAACGAGAACGGCGCGAGCGCGGTACGGAAATTCGCAATATCTCGCGAGCCTTGCCAGTGGATATCGCGCAGCCCGGTCTGCCAGAGCCACGTGGCGGGGCCGACAAATTGCGCCCGCTTCTCCGGCGTGTCGTACTTCTCCTCAAAGCGGTTGACCTGATTCCGGAGGTCCATCAGCTGCCGCAGGCCTTCCGCGTCGCCCTCGCTCATGCTGCGTCGGAGCCGCGCCACGTCGGCATCGTCCATTTTCTGCTGAACGCCCCACGCCCGCTCTTGCGCAAAGTAGTTTGCGATCTGCGGCGGCGTCGCCAGTTTCGGGTCGGTGATGCCTGCTCTGTTCAGGCGGAGTTGCGTGTCGATGTCACCGAGGCTCGGCGCGGTGTATGTCTGCGTGCCACCTTGCCATTGCACCGAGGTCCCCGAGAGCGGAAGCCCTGTCTTGGCGTCGACGTACACAGCGCCGGGCGGCATCGCGGGCGGCGGCGTGCGGGCGGCCTCAAGTGCAGCCCCGGGCGGGACGGTCGTCGTCGTCACCGGCACGGTCGGCGGCGTTTCGCCGCCAAAGGCGGCCGACGGGTACCCCACGCGGGCTGCAGGTGCAGGGACGATCACATGCGGCACCGTCTCGTTTGGATCCCACGACGGTGCTGGCGCAGCGGGTGGTGGAGCTGCGGGGCGGGTCACTGGACGTGCTGGCGCGGGTGGTGGTTGTGCGGGTGTGGGCGCCGCTTGTGCGACCTGGACGGGCACCGCGGCTTCTGCGGGCGGCGCTTGCGGAGCCGGCGCTTGGTCAATCGCGCTCCGATATTGATCGGCACGCGCAAGGATCTCGGCGACCGGATAGTGCGGCCCGCCGCCGTACTGTTGGAGGGCCGCCGCGACGTTACCGTTGTTTCGGTCGATTAACTCCCGCATGTAACGCCCGGCGCCCCCAATCGCTGACGTCGGGTCCATCGGGTCGACTCCGTATCGCTGCGCCGTCCCGGGGCGGAATTGCATGAGCCCGAGTGCCTGATCCCCCTCTGGAAGCATGGGGCCCTTCGCTGTCGGGTTGAAGCTGGATTCCCGCTCCGCCATCGCGTTCAGCAAGCCATGCGGGAGCCCGTAGACGTCGGCGGTATTAGTAAATGCGGCGTGGTAGGGATCGACGCGGTTGGCTTGCGGCCCCGGTGCCGGGAGTGGCCGCGGCGCGGCCGGTTGCGCGGGGCCGGCCGGGCCGCGAAGTTCCGGTGTCGGCGGGCCCGCTGGCAACTGCTGCTGCGCGGTCGGGGGCGCTCCCAGCAAGAACGTACCGCGCCCCGACGGCACGACCGTATAGCCCGCACTGCCCGGGGGTAGCCCCGCGTTGCGGGCGGCGGCGGCAGCAGCCGCGGCTTGATAGGTCGGATACTCCTCCGACGTGACGGCGGAGAAATTATACGGGCTCCCGACGTTCGTCTTCATGCCCGGGATGTCGAGTTGCACGACCGTGCCCGGGCCACCGAGCGCTTGCACGACCCGCGCGCGCTGCGCCGCGGCGGCAATCTCTTGATCGTTCAACGGAATCCCGCCCGCCATCTTGAATTGCGCCCGTTGCCCCGCGTCGGGCGACGTCAGGCCAAGTTCCGTGGTCGCAAGCCCTTGTTGCTCAAGCGCCGTCTTGGGCTCATACGGCGGCAGCTTCGGCATCCAAGCCCGTGCCTGACCCGGCATGTAGCCGGGCACGGTTTGGGCCGTCGGGGCCGGCAGCTCGCCGGGCGCAGCGACCTGCACGCCGGGCGCTGGCGGCCCGACAAACTCCGCCGGTTGCACGACGCCCCCGCCCGCCCCGGTGGCGGGCAATGCGCCCGGCGCGGCAGGGGCCGGCCCCGTCTCGCCCGACACGCCAAAGACACCCGCCATGAAGGGCGAGCCGGCGAGCGACGCACGGAATCCGGGGTCGCCCATGAGCCGTTGCCGGTTCATCAGGTACGACCCAAGGCCGCCCGACTTGATCGTATCGAGCGCCGCGAGCGTGCCGACGCCGTAGCCGGCAACGTTCTTCAGCGTGTTGCCGACGGGGGAATCCATCCTAGAAGCCCTTAAAGAGCTGCCCAATCATGCCCATGATCGGCCCCGGCCCCATCGGCGGCGTCTGGTCAGGGAGATACTTCGGGCGCTGGACCGGGCCGGTGAGGCCGCCGATGATCGGCTGCAGCGACATGCCGCCTTGCCGTTGTGCGTTCAGCTGGTCGAGAAAATTGAGCAGGCCGCCAACCCCTTGCCCGAGACTCGTTCCCGCGCTCGCGTTGGCGAATTGCTGTGGGCCATGCGCAAAGCCCTGCGCCACGCTCGAGAGAAACCCGGGGCCGGTAAACGTCGAGCTCGGGCCCGCGAGCTCCACCCCTTGGGGCACTGTTTGCCCGAGGCTTTGCAGATAGCCGGCTTCGCTCGTCGGCGCGGTAAACAGTGACTTGATGCCCGTGCCGACACTCTCGAGCCCCGAGAGCGCGGTCTTGCCAGCGCCCCCGAGCGCCGAGCCGGCGGCACTCTCGAGCCCGCTGCCAACGGCGCTCGCAGCGCTCCCAAGTGCCGAGCCCGCGGTCTCGGCGGCCCCGCCAAGCGCGCCGAGCATGCCGTACGCGCGCGCGACAGTGGGACCACGACGACGATGGTAGCGACGGCTATCGTGTGTCATAGGATGTTTGATTGTTTGCTGGACTGCGCCGTCGTCGGCGCAGTCGCCTGGAGCATCTGCAAGCCCGGTGTCATGCCGGCCGTAAGCAAATTCATCAGGTTGCCCGCTGATTGCATCGGAAGATTGTATTGCTGCATGAGAGCTTGCCCGAGCTGGTTGACCGCAGCGGCTTGCTGGCCGGCGAGCTCGGGACCCGTCATCAGCATGCCGGCGCCTTGCTGCGCGGCCCCCCCGACGTTCTGCGCCCCTTGCTGAATCGCCTGCAAATACGGGATCATAGACTGTCCGAGGGCAGCTTGCCCGGTGGCCGCTTGCTGGACGCCCTGACTTGCTGCTTGGAGACCTTGCAAGCCTTGTGCTTGCAGATTGCCGAGCCCCGACGCCGCGGCCCCGACGTTCTGCTGGGCTTGCGATTGGATGTTGCCGAGCCCGCCAGCGGCCCCGGTCAATCCCTGCAACGTCGCTTGCCGCTGCGCCGCTTGATTTTGAGCAAACTGGTACGCAAGATCGCGGGACACCTCGGCCTCGGCTTGCGCGCCGGCGCCGCCGGCCTCAAGGCCCCGGGCGGCGAGCCCCGGGCGGACCTGCGCCAACGCCCGGCGGGCAGCCATCTGGTAGAGGTCCTCCTGCGCAATCGGGGAGGCGGCTTGCTGCGCGTAGCGTTGCGCGAGGTTTAACGCTTGCCCGGCCCCGGTCTCGGCGGCCCCGCCCTGCAAGAGCCCCTGCGCCCGGGCGAGCTGCGCCTGCGCGGCCTGCATCTGGGGCCCGGTCATGTAGCCCTGCGCTGCGGCCAAGGCTTGCTGCGCCCCTTGCGTGCCTTGCCCGGCGATATTCTGCAGCCCGGGGAGCATGCCGGCGGCTTGGCCATAGAGGTTCTGCGCTTGCCCAAGCGCGCCGACATCGGCCTGGAACGCTTGGTTGACCCCTTGCTGATACTGCGGCATGCCCGCCTGCGCCGCCGCAATCGCTTGCTGCAAGCCTTGCACGGCTTGCTGCCCCTGCTGCGAGAGCTGCTGCCCGATGCCCTGCGCGCCGCCGATCACGCCGGGCGCAAATTGCTGCACTTGCTGGATCGCTGCGCCGAGCGGCCCCGGGGCGCGGCCGCTTTGAATGTCGGCCATCAGCTTTTGATACGGCCGGCCCTGACCCGTCCCGAGCCCGAGGAGGAGCGGCGAGAGCTGTTGGCGACTGATGCGCCCGGCCATTTGCATCGGAAAGCCGCCATACGGCGACACCACCTGCGGCGTGGAGGACTGACTGCCATACGCCCGCGTAAAGGTCGGCGGCCGCACGCGATGGTAGCGGCGGCTATCATGCGGAACCATTACCGCTCTCCTCGAGGCCGGCCCATGCCGTCACCTGCATCATGGGTGCGACATAATACCGCGCCGTTTCCTGCCAGCCCCGCCGCTGCCATTGCCGATCGCCGGGCACGCTGCGGCACTCGACGTGCGTCACGCCGTGGGCCTCAAGAATCGTCAGCCCCGCCCGGACGAGGGCGCGCCCGATTCCGAGCCCTCGCGATTCGGGCTCGACATAGAACCATTCAACGAAACAAACCGTCGCCGGCCGGCCGACGGTGCGCGTGCTCACTTCCCCCACCAGACACCCCACGGGCGCGCGGTCGGCGGCCAGCACGGCGACGAGGCGTGGATCTTCTCCTAGGCGCGCCGCGTAGGAGGCGGCATAAAGCGCCGCCGCTTCCTCGGGCGGCATGACCGGATAGGCAGCGGGATAGCTGCGTTGATGCTCCCGCATGAGGGCGGCCAAGAGGAGCTCGAGCCCGTGGCGGTCGCCCGGCTCGGCGGTGCGCACCACGAGCGTCATGCGCGGCCCCCGGCAACCAGCTTCGGCCGCGGGGCCGTGCGCCGCCGCCGCCGCTTCCGCGGTGGTGGTGGCACTGGGGCCGGTGCCGTCGGGGCCGCCGAGGTGGGTTGAGCGACGGCGGGGCGCTCGGCGACACCGGCCCGAACGGCCTCGAGCGGCAGCACATGGTGGACGAGATAGGGGAGCCAGCCGCGGGTCGCCCACTGCGTATCGCCGGCAATGGCGCCGATCTCGACGTGCGTCACGCCGAGCGCCTCCAAGTCGGCAACCCCACGCGCGGCGAGCGCGCGGGCGAGGCCGCGGCCCCGCGCATCGGGCACGATGTAGAGCCAATGCGCGGCCCCAAAGACACGCGGCTCGCCGATTGCGCGTTCCGAGATCTCGCCCCCGAGAAAGCCGACGAGCTCGCCCGTGTCGTCATCCACGGCGACGTAGAAAAGCAACGTCGGATCCTGCTCGAGGCGGCGGGCGGCCAAGAGGGTAAAGCTGTCCAGATCCTCAGACGCGTGCCCGGGATAGGGCACGGGGTACGCCGTCGCGAGTTCGGCCTGGAGCGCCGCATAGAGGCGGCGGAGGCCGGGCACGTCGGCAAAGACGGCGGGGCGGACCGTCATGGCGTGGCGTCCTCACCGGCCCCATCCGTGTCGGTGGCCGGGGCGGCGCTGAGCTCCTCGAGCGCGAGCACGGCACCCTCGAGCCGGGCGCACATGGCGCGCGCCTCGGCGACGCCGCGGCGGAGCTCGGCCAAGCGGCCGCGTTGCCGCGTAAGCTCGGCGCGATGCTGCTGGATCTTGGCCTCAATCACGTGCGACATCAGGGGACCTTCTGCGCCAGTTCCTTCACGGCGTTGATGAGCGCGACGAGGATCGGGTGCATATCGAAGGTGAGCACGCCGTCCGTGTCCTCTTCGTCCGCCGGGTCGAGCTTCATGCGCGTCTCGCTGACGCATTCGGGGAACACGTCGCGGACTTTCGCGGCATCGAACCCGTAACACAGTGGGCCATCCGGCTGTGCTTTCAGCCGGTAGGTGATCGGTTCAAGCTCGATAATCTCTGCGAGCCCGGCGGCGTAGGGGGCCACGTCCTGCTTCAATCTCGGGTCGGAGGGATTCACCCAAGTCGTGCCGGTCTGCTTCACGCCCGTCGGGCCGCTGATGGTGAGATTCCCGTTCCCATCAAGCGTCATATAGGACGAGGCGGACGTGGTCCCGGCGGGCGTCGTGTACAAGGTCCACTGCGCACCGCGTCCGGTCCCAGACCAGTTCTCAATCGCAATCGTCCGGATGATCGCCTGCTCTGTGAAATTGTTCCCTGCAGAGTAGCATCCGAGGCCACTCCACTGACTAAGGACGTCGTTCGCGAGCGTCGGCGTCGGCGCTGCCGTGGTTCCGCGATAGCTATATCCCCGGAGCGCTGTCGGATTGCCAGCGCCCCCACCGCGCACGAAGACCTGACCGGCGCTCCCATCAACCGCTTGGAGCGTCAGGCCGCCCGTGTTGTCGAGCGTGAACAGCGTCGCGAGCGCGCCGCCGGCCGGCTGGCGCGCAATCGCGGCCAGGTCTGTGCTGGAGTTTAACGTGAGCTGCCATGATGGTTTGGTCGCGTCGTCCTGCGTGCTCGCCACGTTGTCACGATTGGTCGTGAGGGCGAGCCACGCGGGCGTCGTCGTATTGCTGCTTTGAAGGCGGGCCTTCGCGGTGTTACTGCCGAGGATGATGTACGCGGTCCCTGCCGCCGCTGCCCCGCCTGGCACGCTCACTGTCTTCGTCGCATCGGTCGGTGTCAGCGTCGCGCCCGACACCGTCCACTTGGATTTCGCCGCCGCGACCACCGTCGGATTCGGCAGGTTCCCGCTCAGGTCCCCGCCGAGCGCGCCATTCCATGCGGCATACATCGTGTCGTGGTCGCCATCTGCCTCGCTCGCGAGAATATCCTTGAATCCGAGCCCCACCTTTGCTTGGTAGGTGGTGACGCTGCCCTCTTTGAGTGGCCGTGTGAGCGCCATTTATCCAATCTCCATGGCGATAAACCCGCCCCCACCCGCGTTCGAGGTCTGTGCGGTAACGGTCGCCTCGGCAGTCCACTGCAGCGCGTAGGTGTGCGCGCCTGGCGCGACGGCTGGGTCGACGTAGGCGAGAGTGGGGACCGCAGTGTAGGCAGCGCCGGTGATGAGATGCGCCGCGGCGACGATCCCGGTCGTGCCGTCGCGGAGCAATCGGACGCCCACGTTGGCTCCCGCGCCGGCGCAGGTAGCCGAGATGTTGGCCGAGGCGAAGAGGAAGACTGAGCCGCCCCGCGTAGTGATCGAGAGCGACGCGAGCGTCGTCCAGGCCGTATTGGCGGGAATCGTCGCGCCGGTCGGGACGGCGACGGAGACGGAAGCGCTGCACGGGGCATTCGGGGCGAGCTTTGCGCGCGTCACCGCTAGGTCGGCGAGCTCTGAGGTCCCAATGGCATTCGGAGCAATCTGCGCGGCCGTGATGGTATCCGCTGCCAGCGCCGCCGCTGTGATGGCGCCCGCCGCGATCCCGGGATTCGGATAAGTCCCGCTTAAACTCCCACCCGCCGGTCCCGACGGAGGATATGTCGTGGGCGCGCCTGTCACCTTCCCCCACGCCACGTTGCTCACTTTGGCGTCTGTCACGGCACCGTCTGCGAGTTTCGCGGTCGTCACCGCAAGGTCTTGCAAGTGGGCCGTAAACACCGCGCCGTCGGCGAGCTCGCGCGGGCCGACCGCGTCGGCGGCGAGTTTTGCGCTCGTGACCGAACCGTCTTTTAGATTCGCGGTATCGGTGCCGGTATTCCAGGCGTTGTAAATCGTGTCAAAATCGGCATCAACCTCGCCGGCGAGAATCTTCGTATATCCCGCCGCGACCTTGGCAACGTAGCTCGTCGTATTGCCCTGCTTCGGCGGGCGGGGGATTTTGGCCATCTATCGCGTCTCCCGCGCCGACGGCTGCACGCGTAATTCAAAGTCGCGGAGATCGCAGGCGAGCGCATCCACGTGTGTCAACGTCGCCGTGAAGGCCCGGCCGCGGGGCTCTGGCACGGGGCATTCAAACTCGCTCAACACGGTCCAGCGCATGGCAAAGTCGCTCACGTTCCAATCGCTGGTGTCCCACGCATCCCCCGGTGGGGTGGGAAAGACGAGCGTGCCTGAGGCGGCGTAGCCATAGTCCGAATGCACGACGATGCCGAGCGAGGTCGTATCGACCGTCTGCGCGATGATCCGGGCCCGCTTGGCAAGCTTCGGGGTCAACGGTTGCTGCGCATCGAGGAGTGCGGTGCGCAGCCGCGAGACAATCGCCGCGGAGACTTCGGTAGCCCACTGGGCGGTGTCCCATTGCGCGACGTTCCACTGCCCCCCGCTCCGCGGCCCGATCGGATCCATGTACTCGTCGGGCTGATCGAGGAGCACGAAAAACGTGCTCGAGCCATCCTGCGCGGCCCAGGCCCGGTCTTCCTCGTCCGGATGGTCGGTCGCGCGGGCGGCCGCCGTATACGCCGGCGTCGTATGGGGCCCCCACCATTGCGGGGGATCGGTCAACCCGTGGCGGAGGTCGAGCCACCATTCTTCGCTCGGGTCGCTTCCGCCAGCGGGTACAAGCGCGAGCTTGTAAAACCCGCGGTGAAAGATGGCCCACGCGCGCGTGCGGAACGGCACGGGTTGTGCCCGCACCGCTGGCTCGATTGGCCAGCCGACATCGCGCGGCTCAGCTTGTTGCGGGGTCAAGAGATACACGCTCCGCTTGCCACAGAAGAGGACGCCGACCGGCGTCGCCACGATGGTCCGGTCCCCGGGGCAGCCAATCTCGCCCGAGACCTGCACGAGCTCACTTTGCGGGTCGTCGAGCGGGTCGCCGAAATACAGCCACGTACTCGTCGTGGTGAAGATCCCGAGCGGCGACGTCGGGCTCCGATTGGTCGAGCTCAAACTCGCCACCGCAAAACCAGTGATCGGGGCGCCGAGGTCCGGGCTCACCGCTGCAGCGGGGAAAAAGAGCCCTTGCTCATAGAGCGTTTGCTCAAGGCCGGGCACGAGCACACTCGTCGCCCACGCCCGCCGGCGTGCGGCATCGAGGCCGCCGGCACCCCAGAGCCGGCCCCGATGTGCGACCAGATGCGAGCCGCGCCGGACCACACTCGACGGCGTCGGCACACCGACCGATTCGACGGCCGGGTCATCCCACAAGGCGAATTGCCCGCCGGCGGGGAGGCCGGCGGGCGTCTGGTCATGTGCGCCTTCAATCTCTTGGTCAACCCCCGCCAAGAAGAGGTGATAGAGCAATTGCCCTGAGAGTGCCCCGCTCGGTGCCGTGAAGGCGATGCGCTGTCGGCCCGTGCCACCCGTCGTCACCGTGTGCACGGGCCCGATCTTCGTCCAGACGCTTGTTGCATGGTCGAAGAGGCCCCACCGATAACTGTACGTCCCGGCGAGCACGCGCGTGGCATCATCGGCGGTGAGCGTCGTTGCCTGCCCGGTATCGTCGAGATTCGCGAGGGGCACCAGATCGGTCGCAGCGCCCCCGAGCGGCACCGCCTTGATCGGATCGACATCGCTCCCGATGTAGAGCGTATCGGCGACGACGGCGGCCCCGTAGTGGTTGTCGGTGCCCGTGGCGCGTGCGTCACGGGTCAAGGGGAAGACCCCGTTTGAGACGACAGTGAACGGGCTATCATCCTTCGACACGTAGAGTTGATCTGCAGCCACCGCGTAGAGATAGCGGTGGCCATCGGTCGCCGTGTAGTAGACGAGCGGATCACAGCGGCCTGGTTGCGGGAGCCGGAGCCACGAGAGACTCCCGCGGCGCTTGCTCAAGACATAGGTGAGATCGGGTACCCAGTTTTCCGCGTGCACGAGAAAGCCGGGCGGCGTGAACGCGGGGTCCATGGCGAGCATGGTGCCCTGGAAGCGCCGGACGGGGAGCGGCGTCTCGCGGTCAGGAGCGCCCGGCATCTAGTCGCCTCGGTACGGCCGGCGAAACACGGCCGGGTCGAGTGGGATATCCGCGCGTTGCGAGCGCAGCGGTGCCGCGCCGCGACGGATGAGTGCCAAGAGATTGTCGCGACTGGCGGCCTCACTTTGCGCCCGGGCATCGCGCTCGTGCTCGAGCGCGAACACATAGACCGCCTGCACGAGGTAATTGTGATACGGGAACACCGGAATATCGGCGGGCTCGTCGGCCGGGAGCGGCTCGGGCGGTAGCCGCTTATAGCGCAGTACAACGTCAATCCGCCGGCCCGTCGGGTCGGGGGCCACGGTCGCCGTCGTATCGCTCCGCGACACCGCCCAGTAGAGCGGTACGCCCCCGGCGCTCGAGCCCGCTGGCGGGGCGATCTTGGCGAGCTCCTCAGGCGACAGCTCGAGTGCAAACAGGTTCGCTTGCGGGCTGCCGTCAATCGCGATGATCTGGAACGCGTGGTCGTCGGCCGCGGTGACGAAGTCGGCGGGCAAGGTGACCGTCGGGCCCGCGAGCGTGAGCGGGGCCGACACGTAGAGAAACGGCCAGTCGGCGAGCGTGTAGAGCTCGAAGAGGTGCTGCGCGAGAAAGTCGGCGGCGTCGGCGTCGAGGGCGCGGTTCCCCGCGCGGTTTAACGCGAGGTCACGGATTTTCTGCCGCGTGTACCGCCCCGGCGGGATTGTCGGCACGAGTCGCGTCCTCCTCCGCGGGCGGGTCGGGCAGTCCGAGCTCGTGGCGCAGCTGCCCAACCGCGTGGTGGTACACTTGGCGTTGACGTTGCTCGAAGTGCTCGCCGACGCTCAAGACGGCGGCGTTATTGGCCTGCAAGCGTTTGCCGGCCGCAGCGCCCGCCGCGGCGAGGGCGGCCTCAAGTTCCTCGGGCGTGCGGGCCGTGAAGGCGATAGTCACGTGCTCGTTCTCGCCCGTCGCCTTGACGAGCTGCCCGGAGAACGGCGGCGTGCCGCGGGTGGCGGGGCCCTTCGCCATCATGCCCGTTGAATCGCCCGGGCCCGCTCGGCAAACGGCGAGTCGAGATCCATGGTGGGATGCTCGGTCTGCTTGTCGTCCATGCGCTGCGCCTCGACCTTGCGGGCCTCGTAGACGAGGCTCGCCAAGGTGCGCGCCTCGCAGTCCCAGACCTCGACCCGCCCGAAGTAGACACGCTCGTTGATGCGCGCATAGGTCTTGTTGGCGAGCATGGGTACCTCGATGGTGACCCGCTCGCACCCGGGATGGAGCTCAAGATGCGTGGCCCGGCGGAGTCGGCCAACGATGCGCCGTGCGAGCTGCTTGCTCCCCTCGTCGTCGTACTGCACGACGTCGCGCCATGTGTCGTTGAGCGCCCGCACGACCTCCGGGGTCAAATGGGCGCGGTCCTCGAGCGCGGCGGCAGCGACCTCCTCGGGCTCGAGGGCTCCCGCAGGCTCGGGGAGCTCCTCGGCCGGCTCCGGGGCTGCGCTGCGATTGAGGGGCGGGCGCGCCATCAGAATCACCCGAAGGCGCTCGAGCACTCGAAACGCCGGAAGAAGTCCGTATTCAGAATGCACGTCTTGGTCATAAACTTGAATCCGGCCTTGCGGCGCTGCTTCAAGGGGTCGGAATCGCTCGCGGTGGCGGGTGTCAAGGTCGTGACGGTGCGGGCGCCGAGTGCCGGGACCGCAAAGGCGCTTTTCCCGAAGATGTAGCCGACATGCACGTTGAACGCGGACGAGGGCGGATCGGCGCCGGCGGGCGCGCCGGTTGACGAGAAGCCAATGGAGACACCACCGCTCACCTTGGCGACGTTCACCAAGAGCTGCGCCCCGACGGGCTTTGACACGATGCCCTGATAGAACGGAATGGTGCCACCCTCGGCCGACACGTAGAGGTTATAGCGGCCCTCAGGCGCGGTCGCGGAAATCGTGAACTGTACATCATAGGCCGAGGCGTTGGTCACGGTAGCGGTTGCAATCTGCTTGCTATCGAGCCCGGTTATCGTATCGGCGAGTGCCGCCGTGGCCTTGACCGTCGAGCCGGCCGTGAATCCCGTATCCCCCGTCGGCAGCGACGTGATGGCCGCAGCGCTCACGCCGCCGGCGCCGGTCGCGAGCAACGAAATGATCGGGAGCAGGTTCGAGCGCTTCCAGCGCACGCCGCGCCAGCGGCCAACCTCCGCATTCATCAGCGCCGTGGTCTCGGCGTACTGGTGCGACGAGACGAAGGTCGAGTCTTTGGCGAGATCTTGCTCGGTGTAGGGGTCCAGTACCCCCGCGTACATCGCGCCTGGGAAGGACGGCGCGCCGAGTTGGCGGAGCGTCGCGACGATGCCCGAGACGAAATCCGTGGTCGGCACGTCACCGGCGGCGAGCGTCGTCCGCGACGTCTTGCCGCCTGGGAAGACCACGACCCCCGAGCCCATCAACACCTTTTGGATCTCGCGGTCTTGGAGCTCCGCCGACGCGTTACCGAGCCGGTCAGTTGCCGCCGTCAGCGCCGGGTGCTTGGTCGTCATCAGCGCGACGTCGGTCAAGGAGACGACCATGCCCCATTGCTCGAGGATCGCCGTCACCTTGTTGACCACCAACGCGGTGCTATCCGGCGTGATCCCCTCAGTGAGCGGCGCACCCGGGAGCGGCAGCCGCTCGTAGCGCTGCGCCGAATACGTCTTACCCTCGCCGTCAGGCATATTCGGCGTGTCGCCAATGTCCTGAAACACCGTCAACTTTTGCGCGATGGCTAGGAGCTCGTCCTGCAGCCAGAGTGGCGCAAGGTCGTTGACGAGTGTCGTCGAGGTCGAGAGCCCCGGATCACTGTAGTTATAGGTACTGCCGGGCATGGCGTCCTCCTGTTAGAGCGCGGCGCCCTCGAGCGCCTTGCGTTTTTCCTCGAGCGACATCTGCCGGAATTGCTCCGGCGTCGGCGGCGTGCGCGGCCCCTTGGTCGGTTCCGGGCCCGCTTTCTGCGCCGTGGCCCCGCCCTCGGTGACCGCGCCGGCGGCAGCACTGGCCCGCTGCGCCTGCTCGACGCCGCGCTGCTTGGCGCGTTCCTCAACCAGCGTGTCGACGTATTTCGGGTCGTCCATTCTCCTCGCCTTCACGAGCGTGATCGCCTGTTTGCGGGTAATCACCTGGCCGCGTTGCCGGTATTCCATGCGAACGCGGTCGGCTTCCTCGGCCTGCGTTTCGTACTGCGGCACGTCTTGCCGGACCTGGATCAAGTCGACCGTATCGGCCATCCCCTCGAGGCCGGCCAAGAGCGGTGCCGCGAGCGTTTCCATGAACGCCGCGAAGATCGGCGCATGGGACTGCACCGCCTCTTCCGTCCACTGGCCGCCGAGGGTCGCCGCGATGCGGAGCGCATCCTCCCGCGGGAGGCGCACCAGCGGCATGGCGCCTTGCTGCCGCGGCGGCTGCTGCGGGGCCAAGAGGCGGAGCGTGCCCTCCAAGGCGGCCCGCTGGGCGCGCTCCTCGGCGAGCTGCCCCTCGAGCCGCGAGAAGCGTGCGCCCCAATCCTCCGCCGGCGGGGCGCCGGCCTCGGGGGCCGGCGCGTCGGGGGCGGGGCTCTCGGGGGCAGGGGCGGTTCGCTCTTCGTCGGCCATCAGGGCACGGGCTCCTCACCGACGGGATCGGTCCACCATTCCCGGGTCGGCATCTCACGGGCGCGGCGGATGTCCTCGAGCCCGGCGCGCGCCTCGGCGCGCTTGGCAAGCGCCGAGAGCGCCAGTGACTTGACAAAGAGCGGCATAATCAACCGCTGCAGCTCCTCGACCTGCCCCCGACGCTTCATGGCGACGTCCGCTGTCGTCACGTCGTCGACCAAGAGCTGCGCGATGCGAGCCTCAACGTAGGTGCGCAGTGCGGCGTGATAGCCGCTCGCCTCGAGGTCGCGGATGAGGCTCGCGAGCTCGTCGGGGTCGACCCCGGCGGGTGGGCCGAACATTAGAAGGCGACCTGCCCGCGGCGCATGGCCGCCATCGTTTGGCGGGCGCCGCGCTGCCGCATGACGGGCGACGTGCTGGAGGGTGGCGGGGGTGGCGGAGGGGGAACGGGCACCCGCCGCGCCGGTGGAGGTGGCCCGACCGCGCGTGGCGGCGCTGGTGGGCCGGCCGTGGGCGGAGGTGGGAGACGCCCCGGCCCCGGCGGGGGTGCGGTGCCGCGGCCCCGGGTGGGTGCGACGCGGAGCACGGGAAGTGCAATCGCGACGCGGCCACGCACGGGACGCGGCGGCGGTCCCGGGGGCGGCGTCTTGGCGCCCTTCATCGGCGGCACGAGGGCTTTTGCCTTGCCGTTCCCGACGGCGCCGCGTTTGCGTGCCATGTCGGGGCGGGCCGTGTAGCGGTTAACCCCCCGGGGTTGTCAAGCCCCAGCGCTCAGGTGAGGAATCGCCGCGGCCCGAGAAAGCTAATGCGATTCGGGATCAAGCCGACAAGGGAGAGCAACCAGAGAATCACGGCAATCACGATCACGACCCGGATCACCTGCTTGATCGCGGGGTCGAGCGGCAAGAGCGTCTCCACCAAGTAGAGAATCAGGCCGATGACGATGAGGATCACAATCAGCTGCAGCAAGGGCATGGTATCCCCCTCCCGAGCGCTTGACCGGGGTGGCCGCACCGCCCGGGCCGCACCCGTGTTTTCCGACCCCGCACGAGCCGCGGCCCCCCGGACCGCATCCATGACTTGTCGGCCCGCAGCCACTCCCCGCCTGCCCGCATGCCACGCGCGCGACGAGGAGGAGCGCGACCACGACGAGGCTACGCACCGGAGCACGCATAGACCACCGTAATCGAGCACGTCGTGCACGCCGTCACATTGGCCCGATAGCTGCACGTCGGCTGCAAGACGGACACGACCTGGCTCGGCGGCACGCTCATGCTCGAGTTAGTCACCTGCGCCCAATTGGTGCCGTCGCACGACATTTCCATCACCACCGTGGCGGTGCCCGTGCCCGAGGCTTGCATGACCAGCGCGGGCGCCGCGCGTGCGATGATGATGTCAGTCGTCGGGCCCGTCGCCGTGATCGGCGCGGGCGCGAGCGTGCCGCTCGGGCACGTCTTGGTCGCCGCGTGGGCCGCGGTGGCGGCAAGGAGCACGAGCGGCACCAAGAACTTGGCCTTGCCGCTGCGAATCTTCCGCATGGTTTCGCCCCTCTCATCCGGCGGCGGCGGGAGCTTGTGCCCCGCGGCCCGTGCTTTCGACATGTTGATTGCCGTCTCCTGCCGCTCGGCGGCCCCCCGGCTCGGATGCACGCCGAGTGTGCGACCCGACTCCTTGCTCTTCAAGACGTAGCGCTTGCCGCGTTTGACAATCATCGCGCATCAAAAGCGAGCTTTTCCCGAGCGCAGTTTCGAGAGGGTTTGTGCCAATGCCGCCTGCTTCTTCGTGCGCGTCGAGGCTTTCGACCCTTCCTTCAAGACCGAGCGCGCAAACGCGCCCGTCGACTTACCCGCCGCCTGCGCCTTCTTTTTGAAAGCCCCGGGCCGGGATATCGCGCCAGCTATCCACTTTTCTTTTCCCGCCATCTCACATCCCTTTCCGGCTGTCGGTAAAATCGAGGCGCCCATCATTTCCGATACTTATCCTCGCGGGAAACGGGGTAGCCGCCTGAAGAGATCGCTGAGGTTCCTCGTCGTGCCGATCCGGCCTTGGCCGAGCGGGGCCGGGGGTCGAATGCCCATCAACGCCTTGGCCCGGTCGCGGGAGCCGCTATGCGGCCGCGGGGCGCCGAAGTCGGGGCCGCGGAGCCGAGACGCGAGCTCATTGATTCCCGCGTTCGGCACACCCGCGATATACGGAGGGGGCGGTGGCCCTCCCGGGCCGACCGGGAGCGGCGGCGGCATGGGCGGTGGGCCCATGGGAGGTGGTGGCCCGGCCGGCGGGAGCATCCCCGGGGGAGGCGGCATCGGTGGCCCACCGGGGGGGAGGCCGGGGCCGATACCGGGCGGAGGTGCTCCCGGCGGCGGGCCGGGCATGCCGGGAGGCCCGGCAAGTGTCGCCATGGATTGCGCGAGTGCTTGCGCCTCGGCGGCAACCAGTAAACCAATATGATGATGGATGTGCGTGGTCAGACTGACGACGGCATCCTCGCTGAGCGAGCCTGACTCGAGCGCGTGCTGGTGGCCCTGGATGTGCGCCGTGTGGTCGTCTTGCGGGGACACGCGGAGCTCGTCAGCACGGTTCACGCGGGCGAGCGCGTTCTCCCAGCGCCAGTCATTCGGCTGAACGTCCTTTCCGGTCTTAACGACGCGGTCGGCATCGGGGAGCCCCAAGCCGATCGACCAGAAGGTCCGGAGGATGTAGGGCCAGTCGATGGTGACGCCCTGCGCGGCCAGCTGGTCGGGGGGAATCTGGCTCATGAGGGCCACGCCTTGGATCATTTGCGAGGCTCTGACTTGTTGATTCTGCGCCGTGGTCGTGCCGAGCCATTCCCACTCGTACTCGCCGACCAAGTCCGCGACCGTGATCGGGTGCTCGACGAGCTCCATCCCGTCCTTGCCCGCCACCTTTAAGATGATGTCCCGGTCGAGGCACTGCTGCGTCAGGATGTCGGAGCGCTCGAGGAGCGGCACCATCACCTCATCCTCGAGGCTCTCGATCACGGCCCGGATGTCGACGGCGCTATCGGCGAGCTGCGCCGCCAAGCCCGCGGAATCCTGCGCGCCGGTCTGCTGATTGGGCGCCATCGGCCGTGCGGGGGTCGGCGCGACCAAGGTGTCGGCCAACCCGACGTAGCCTTGGACGGCGGTAAAGCCGGCCGTCGCGGCCCCTTGCGGCGGGGTCGTGAACTGCACGCCGGCGGGATTGGCAAGCCACTTGGCCCCCGGCGCCATGCGCAGACTGGTCGGGTCCTGAACGGCACCAATGTCAACAACGGCAATCGGGTTCGTCGACCAGACAAACGCGTCACCCGACTGGTTGCCGAGGTCGTTGACGAAGTATTGGAGATAGTCAAACAACTCGCACAAGCCACGGCCGTAGAATTCCTCGGGAATCTGCTGAAAGCGGCCGACGAGCCATTGCGTGCCGCCGTGCCAGAAGGGCCGACGCTGCACGCGCAAGGGGACCTCGTCGGCGCCAAGCGTGACCAAGTACCGCGCCGGCTCGTCGTCCTCCAAGTCGACCGTCCACATGCATTCGGTGAGATCGAGCGGGCGGAGCGCCGCGGGCACGTTGAAGTCGAGCGGGGCAGTAAACCCCTTATCGGCCAAGCGAATGGCGAGCGCGTCAAACTTCTCGGGGTTGCGACCCGCTTGGCCGCCCGTGCGGTTTTGCATCGCCTGGTCGTAGAGCGCGACCAGCTGGTCCACCCCCTCGTAGACATTGCCGCCTTTCGGGTTGGAGGGGTCGAGCGGCTTCGTGGCCAAGGCATAGACCCGGCTCCGCGGCACGCAGCGGTCCTCGAAGACGAGTGTGCAGTCCTCGAGCCCGGCGGCGGTCGGCGGCCAGACGTAGAACGCAAAAAGGTCGACGGGCTCAAATGTCGGGCCGAGGAAGTCCGCCACCTTTTCCACTTGCTCAATCGTTTTTCCCGATGGCTGGCCGTCGTCGTCAAGGACATCGCGGAGGACCGTCTGCTCGTGCTCCACCGCGCGCCAGACATTCCGCACCGGCGACGTGCCGTACATGACGAGCTGGCGGAGCCACGGTAGCGCGTGCTTGCGGAGCCGCATGTGGCGGCGCATCCAGTAGGCCGCCAATGCCTGCTTGGCGGGCACGCGGGCCTCAAAATCTTCCCGCAGTGCCCGGCACGCAAACCAGTCCTGGTCGGGGAAGAGGTCGCGCTTGAGCCGCGTGACCCACTGCTCAATCCAGCGCCGGCCAACGGGAAAGTAGGTGTTTGACCGGCCGACGTAGCCTTGGCGGTCGTGGCGCACGCTCCAGATGCGGTAGTAGCGGAGCCAGCGCTCGCGGAGGACCCCGTTACGCTCCTGCCGGGTGCGACGGACGAGCGGCACCAACTCGTTCTTGACCCGCTCGATAATCAGCGGGTCAAGCGCAAGATTCTTCGGCGCCTCGCCGCGTGCCGGCGAGAGGGTTTCGGCGGCAGCCCCGCCCGCGGCGCGTCGTGGCATCCGGGGCGGCCCGTGTACCCGCCGGCCCCCGGGGTCGTCAATGCCGCGTCGCTAGAGTGAGCAGACGCGGCAGCGGAGCGGCAGCGGTAACGTCTCGTCGTCCCCGACGCCCAGCGGCCGGCGACCGGCCTCGAACGCCGCGCGCAACCCCGCAAGATCGGTCGGCCACTGATCGCGCTGCCCGCTGCGGAACGTGTGGCCCGTCTCCGCCTCAAGGGCCTCACCGCGTGCGTAGGCCTCCGGATGCGCTTTCCAGAGGCGATACCACTCGCTCAAGCGCTGGTCGTAACAGAGCGCACAATCGGTGCGACGCGGCACCTCGACGCCGTGGGCCGCGAGATAGCGGCGGACGTCGCGCATCCGCCAGCCCCATTCCCGCAGCGGATAGCGATACGTCGCGTACGCGCCGTAGAGACCGAGTCGCGCCTCCTCATCCGCGCGAAGCCCGACAAGCAACGTGCTCCCGGGATGCGCAAGCAGATACGCGATGCACGGCTCAATCTTGATTTGCCGCGTACACCACCGCATGCGGAAGTTGGGCAGCGCCCGATAGGTGGCGATCCACTCGTAGAGCGAGCGGTTTGGAGGCACAATCAGCTCGCATCCGATGCGCGCCACCATGCGCGCGATATGCTCGCGGAGCTCGGGCAGCTCGTCGCCGGTCGGGGTGAAGAGCAACGCGAAGGATTCCCCAAGCTCGTGGAGCCGGAGCGCCATGGCGGTGGAATCTTTGCCGCCGCTAAACGCGACGATCTGTCTCACCATGCGCAATCCGCCCGTGCGATGCGCTGGAGCTTCTGCATCCAGTCTGAACTTGAGCCCTGCAGGTTGTCATGCAAGTAGCGGGCGGCGTCGACGACGTCCTTGTAGGGATGCGTCGGCATGGGTTTCCCGGTCTTCTGATGCCGCGCGAAGCCACCCGAGAACGCCGAGTGGAGAATCGGGCACCGGGGGTCGACCAAGAGCGCCGGCGATGGGACGTCCTCGCCCGGGATGCGCACGCGGCGCAAGAGGCGGTCGCGGAGGTTGTTGTAGGACGTGTCGCTCGAGCGGGCGAAGGTCTGCAAGATGATCCCATGCTTCAAGAGGACCGCACGAATCGACCCGAGCTCCATCTCGTGCAGCGCCTCGGGGTCGCCCGCGTCAAAGCAGTTGGCGCCCGGGCCAACCAGCTCAATCGTCATGGCTTTCGTCGCCTCGATTTGCGCGGTCAGGTTGGCGTGCTCCAAGACCAGCTCGGCGACAAAGCCGAGCCGCCCATGGACATCGAGTTGCGCAAAGACGGTCACCGGACACACCTGACCAAAATCCCAGCCCCGCAAGAGGCGTGCGGAGGCATTGACCGGAAAGGGGCGGCGCATTTCGGCGGGGACGTATTCCGGCAAGACGGGCTCACCGCCGGCCAGGTCGAACGCGATTTCCATCTCGCGTTGCCAGCCACGCGGCGGCATGCCGCGCATGGCTTCGCGCTTCCACGCCGGGTCGCGCTTGGCCGGGTCGGCAGTGTAGTGGACCTCGACGACGTGGACGCCGTTGCGCGGGCAGCGCCACTCCGTCACGCCCGGCATCGGCTGTGCGGCGGTACCCCGCGGGTCGGGCGCGGCCCCGCGAGCGCCGAGAAACGGCATCTAGTCCGCCGTCGCTTTCTCGTCCTCGGGGGGTCCCTCGGGCTCCGGATCCTCGAGCTTCTTCGTCTCCTCCTCGTCCTCGGGGGGCGCGGGTGGCGGCGTCTCGTCCTCGGGGCGGCGCTCGGTCGTCATGGGCGTATACTCCTTACGCACGCGGCGGCGGGAATGTGTGCGCAATGGCATTCAGGAACTTTTCTCCATAGCCGGCAATGAGCGAGGCCTGGTCGGTCGCATTCACGATGCGACGCGCATTGTACCAGTCCGTCAACGTCTCGGTGAAGTAGTCGGAGAGCCGCTTGCCGGTGAAATCGCCGTCCCGCATGCCGCCGAACAGGATCTTGGTGGCAATATGGGGGTCCAGCGCGAGATCCGGGTTTTTGACGAGCTCGGAATTGAGCCCGAGTTTCGTATCCTGCGCCACGTAGTTGTCATACCAGGTCAATTGCACGTAGCCGCGGCCATAATAGACCTGCCCATAGGGCCCGGCGGGTTTCCCATAGGGTTTTCCCGCCCCTTTCCCGTATTCCGCAATCGGTTGACACGTCGCGGCGGTCTCGTGCCACGTCGTGGCGCAAATATAGGCAAAATAGCGGTCCTCATAGGCTCCAGAGCCCTCAATTCCGACCATTTCATAGTAATCGAGCAAAGAATTGAGCCCATCGACCTGATCTTGGCTCAAAGATTGGTCAGAATCGAGGTAATAGCGCACAGAATCGAAAAAATAGGTGCGATGAATCATGGAATCCCCCCCGCGATACAGAGTGCGGACACCGTGTAGGTCAAATCGGCGGTTTGCGAGAGCGTTTGGATAGCCGTCGAGGCCGCCGTCCACCCCGTCGGCGGGGTCGTCGGCCCGGACGAGAGCAGATGGATGCGCGCACTGTCGGCCGGGATGCCCCCGGCAATGGCCGGGACGACCCCACCGCCGACGAGTGCTTCCCCAGCATCGCAACTCGCCGTCAGGGTGAGGAGCGTCCCGGCCTGAACGCGGCCAAAAGTAGCCGAGGCCTCGTGCAGCACGACCGTCACCGTGGCCGCACCGGTCGGCCCCGGCGGTCCGGGCGGTCCAGAAGGGCCCGGCGGCCCCGGAACGCCAGCCACCCCCGGGTTTCCCGACACGCCCGGTATCCCGGGGGGGCCTAGGGCCCCATCCATGCCCGGCGGACCGCTCGGCCCCGTCGACCCAGTGGGCCCGGGAGGCCCCGACGGCCCGGGTGAGCCCACTACACCCGGCGGGCCCGGGGGCCCAGGCAACTTACAGACCTTCCGGCAGAGCGCTTTTTCCGATGGCACGACACCGTAGGGAGCAGTCGGGCTCGCCAGCGCAATCCCAAGCACGAGCCCCACCATTTAGAAGGTTGCTCCGAGCCCGAAGGTCGGGATCACCCCGACCGGCCGCACGCCGACGTCGGGATTGAGCGCATAGACCCCATTCGCAAACAGCATCACCCGCTTCCAGAGCCGCGCCCGGAGCCCAAAGGAGAGATTCCACTGGTCGAGCCGGCCCGACCAGCCGATCCCAAGCAGCGGGTCGGCCACGACGCCACCCCCCGGCGTCACGACCAACACGTCCGTCCCATGGGGCGCAAAGGCGCTGTCCAGCTGGCTCGTCCCGAGAAACTCGACGATGGCGGCGAGGCGCTTCGGCCAGAGCACCACGGACCCCGACAGCCCATAGAGGGCTTGGGATTGGAGCGCCCGGCTGATGTTAAAGTGGAGGTCTGCGTGCGCCTCGACCTCGGCCTTCCCATTCCAGAGAATCCGCGAGACGGTCAGCCCGGGCGTGATCCAGTAGGCCCCGGTCCCATGGAGCTCAAAGGGGTCGCCGGTCGGAAACTGGCCCTCGAGCGAGAGGGAGAGCCCCCACGGTTTTGGGAGCGGGAGCCGGTACTTGGCCCGCAGCGCCACGTCCCCGATGCCGGTCGAGCTGACCGGCTCGAGCGTGCCCCCGAGCGTCGGGCCATTGGTGGCCACAAACGCCCCGCCATTCGGCCCGGTCTGCTTGACGATCCGGGCCCGGACCGCCAGGTCGAGCCGGGTCGAGACAATCGGGAGAACGACGCTCAGGTCAAGGTCGTCGGTGAGGCCGTGGCTGAACGCAATCGCCGTCGCCCAGGCATGAAGATCCAGGCTGTAGCGCAGCCGCACCCCCAAAAAGGCGGGCGCATTCGGGTCGCCGGTCGGGGTGCGCTCGGCCAAGACGGGAAAGAAGGAGCCGAGCTGATTGAAGGGCTGCCCGAAAAGCGTCGCATCGCTAAATGCCCGTTGCGACACGACATTCAGATTCGTCACCCCGGCCCCAAGGGTCTCCGGATGATCCAAGAAGATCGGCCCGAGCATGGACATCGTCGCGTCGATGGCCGCCCCGCCCGAGAGCGCCGCGCTCGAGGCCGACGTGAGGCTCGGCATGGTCGTCACCACGGCCAGATGGGACGCAAAGTGGGAAAACGCCGCCGCCGGCCGCAGCCCGACGCGTTCCTGCGCATCCCCAAGGACACCCTCAAGCGTGCGCGCGGCCGCCGGCCCGGCAAGCACCAGCAGCACCAGGGCCCAGCGCCCATGCCCCATCACCCCGGGGGGAGGAGCCGGCCGGCCTCAAGGGACACACCGGGGGCGGTGCGATGATCGTGGCCGACCGGCTCAGGGGGCCTCGCCATTGGCCTCGCCGGGACGGGCCGTGTGCCATTCAGACCCCCGGCTCGTCAAGTGCCCCTGCCACGCCCGGTTGACAGCGCGGGCGCCGGCTCACTTCCACTGCGCAATCAAGGTCACCGTCGTCACACCGGAAATCCGCCCCTCGGCCGTGACGGTAACGGTCGGAATGGTCCGCGCATCGCCGTAGGTCCCCGCCGTCACCCCGGTCGTGGCAAGCGTCGGGTTGGGATACGTCCCCGCTAACGACCCCCCCGCGCTGCCCGACGGCGGCCCACCAAGCGACGCCCCCCAGACGACATCGGTCCCGTTCGACTGCAGCACCTGGCTCGCCGCCCCGAGCGCCAGTCGCTTCAAGGCCGGCGTGCCGTCGGCAACCAGGATGTCGCCGCGGGCCAGCGGGGTCGTCGTGCCGACCGCGGCGCCGTTCAGCTTTGCCACCGTCGGCGCAGGATACGTGCCGCTCAAGTCGCCGCTCGCCGCCCCGCTCGGCGGGAAACTCCCCGGCGCACCCGTCACCTTCGTCCATGCCACGTCGGAAATCTCTGCGTTTCCGACCGCATTCGCGCCGATGGTCGGGTTGGGATAGGTCCCCGTCAGGTCCCCACCCGCCGTGCCACTCGGGGGCAACGCGGCTGGCGTGCCGGAGAGATCCCCGTAGGCGACTTGCTGCCACGCGGGCACGCCCCCGGAGACGCTGCGGAGGTACTGGTTGGTGGCACTCGCGTTCGCTGGGAGCCGTGCCAAGGCCGGAGTGGCATTGACGTAATAGGTATCACCCACGGTGAGCGCCAACCCATTCAGCCTGGCGACCGTGGGACCCGGATAGCTGCCACTCAAGTCGCCAGACGCCGCCCCGCTCGGGGGGTAGCTCGTGGGATGCCCCGTCACCTTCGTATACGCGACGTCGTTCACCTTGGCATCGGTCACCGCGAGCGCCGCCAAGGCCCCGGTCGTCACCTTGAGGAGCCCAATCGTCGGGTTGGGATACGTCCCGGTGAGATCGCCCCCCGCGGCCCCCGACGGCGGGAAGCTCGAGGGCGCCCCGGTCACCTTGCCCCACGCCACATCATTAATCTTCGCATTGGTCACCGACAGATCGGCGAGGTAGCCCGTCACCACCTTCAAGAGCCCAATCGTCGGACTCGGGTAGCTGCCCGCCAAGTCCCCCCCGGCACTCCCGCTCGGGGGCAGACTCGTTGGTGCCCCCGTCAGCTTCCCATACGCCATGCCCACGATCTTGGCGTCGGTCACCTGCGCATCATTCAGATTGGCCGTGAGAAGCCCGCTGGGGGCGGTCGGGAAACGGGCCTGCGCAATCGTCCCCGTCAGTTTCCCCGCCCCGACGTCGTTCACCTTGGCATCAGTCACCTTCAAGGCCCCGATCGTCGGATTAGGATACGTGCCGGTGAGGTCCCCCCCTGCCGGCCCGCTTGGGCCCGCCGACCCCGTGCCGCGCTGGAACTGCACGGCGACGTCGGCGTTGTTCGCGAGCGCGCCGCCGGTGCCGCCCGCCAGCGTCGTGATCGGCACCTCAAACCACGTCCCGTGGTCGACCACCGGCGCGTTCACCTGCTGTTTCGCCCACTTGGTCGAATCGGTCTTCTGCTGGAGCACCAAGACATCCCCGACCTGGGTCGTCAGAAAGATGTTGCGGGCATCGGTCCCCCCGACGGTGTAGGTCGAGAAGCGGTCGAGCGTCGGGGCCCCGACGACATCGGGCGCGATATTCCCGCTGCCCGGGTCGGTCATGCCCCCCGTCGCCTTGTAGTTCCAGACCCCTGAGAGCCCCTCCGTCACCGCCGGCGTCTGCCAGACGAGACTCGGCCCGGAGACGACCGTCAGCACCTGCCCCACATTCCCCGGATCGCTCGGGATGGGGGAGAGCCAGAGATCGGGCGCCGTCTCCGACCGCTGCACCGCCCCCGGCGCGAGGGTGGGATTCGGGTAGCTCCCCTGGAGATCCCCCCCCGCCGGCCCCGTCGGGGGCCCGCCACCACCCCCCGCCGCCGTCCCCGGCACCGGCTCGAGCGGCAGCCGCCGCCGCCGCGGCTCGGTATAGTACCATGCCACCGGGACGGGCCGTCTCGCACCCGACCCCCGCCGCCGTCAAGAGGGCCGCTGCGGTCCGGCCCGATCTCTGCTACACCGCCGTCCCATGGCACGCGCACACGCCACCGAGACCACCGACGCCCCCGAGGCCGCCCCCCACCATACCCTCGAGGAAGCCTCCGCGCTGCTCCTCTCCGGCCTCCAGCTCATGCAGCCCCGCCTCGCCCACGGCTACGGCTGCCCCGCCGAAACCGCCGGCCCCTGCACCTGCGGCTACAAGGAAGTCGTCGATGGCACCGAAGAACTCGTCGACGCCTTGAAGGCCGCCCAAGCCCCGCCCCCGTGAAACGCAGCCACGAGGCGCTGCGCGCCCGCGACCGGGGCCGCTCGGCATGCTCCGCCCCCTACGCCCGCGGCATGCTCGAGCTCCCCGAAACCGCCTGGACCCCGATGCTCCGCGACCTCGGCGCCCGGCTCGTGCCCCCGGCCCCCCAGCGCCCCTACTGGAGCGTCTACCGCGCCACCACCTCCCTCGCCGCCGCGCGCACCCCCCGCGACGCCATCTGCCGCGCCGCCTTTGCCGCCCTCGACCAGCGCTCCGAAGCGCGTCGCCCGACATCGCCCAGATCCCCCTTGACACCCGACCGTTCAGTCCGTGATAAGACCACACCCCCCACTAGCCCGAACGAACAAGCCTCAGACCCCAGACGGGATCCCAGATCCGGAATCCAGAAGGGGCTCGTCCGCTAGGTTGGTAGCCAATCCCCGCCGGGATGGGTCCAGCCGCAGGGGAGGGCCGCTCGCTCCCGCGCGCTCGCACCCCCCGGCAGCCCCCAGGGCGCGCCACTGTCAGCCTAGCCTGCTAGCAGCCTAGCCTGCTGGTTGGCCAGGCCAGGCTGGCATGCTAGCAAGCCAGCTGGCTGGCCCATGGGAGCCCATGGGGGCCGCCACGCGCAGCGTGGAGCCAGCGCGCGGAGCGCGGTGGCGTGGGGGGCAGCGAGCCCGGACCGGGCCGAGGCGGGACGGACCGCCCGGGCCGGGGACGGGGCCGCGGGCAAGTGGGATCCCGACGGCCGGGGGCCGCTGGCTTGCACCGCCGGGCCTATGCTAGGCCGGAGCGCGATGCCATCGGGACGGACGGGGCCGGGCGTGCGGGCGCATCCGGGCCCGTCGCCGGAGGTGTTGGCCGAGCGGGTCGCGGTGCTGCAGGCCGCGGCCAAGCGGTCGCATGCCGAGCGCAAGGCCGCCGCGCGGGCGTGGCTGGAGGGCTGTTCAAGCATGACGCTCGAGGCGTTGCGGCGCTCGACGCCGGCGCGGCTCTGGTCGGTCGGAATGCTGCATTTGGGCGGCTACGACACGGCGGCGATTGCGCGGGCGCTCGGGTACACGACGCAGCACGCGGCGATGAAGGCGCTCAAGCATCCCGCGGTGGTGCGCATTGTGGCGCTGGTGCGCGAGGCGCAGCTCGAGCGGGTGTTGCGGGGCGAGTACGGCGTGCTGGCGACGGCGAAGGCGGCGGCGCCGGCGGTGATGGAGCATGTGGCGGAGCTGGCGGGGGGCGTGAAGGATCGGGCGAGCGGGGAGCGCCGGGGGCGGGCGAAGCGGGACGCGGATGCGATCCGGGCGGCGGATCTGTTGTTGACCACGAGCGGGGACAAGGTGGAGCGCAAGGCGCATCTCCACTTGCACGTGCTCGAGCAGTTGTCGGACCAGGAGCTCGAAGCGTTCAGTGCGACGGGGGCGTGGCCCGAGCGCTTGGCGGGCGTGGTCGGGCTGTTGCCGGGGCCGGAGGAGGGGCGATGACGCGGCGGCGCGGCGCCGATCGGCCGGCCCGGCGCCGGGCACCCGGGCCGCGGCGGGCACGCGGCGGCGGGCCGATCCGTGACGGCGGGGTGTGGCTGGCGGTCTTTGCGCAGCACCATGCGGGCGGGGACTATCCTGCGGCGGTCATGGTGACGGAGGATCCGGCCTCGATGCTGCGGAGCACGGCCGCCGCGCGGCCGCGCACCATGCGGGTCGGCCTGGAGGCGGTCTCGCGCATGCCGGACGACGCGTTGCCGGTCTTAACGACGCTCCCGCGCGAGCGGATCCTCTTCCGGCCGGGCTATAGCGACGACTTCCAGCGGCCGGTCGGGCTGCGGCTCTCCGAGGCCGATTGGGCGGCGGTGGCGGGCTGCCTCGAGCGGTTTGCCTACGTGCTCGAGTATGCGTGGTGACGCCGCCGACGGGCCCGATGCCTGAGCCGGGGGCCGGCGCGGGCCGGGTCTTGGGGCCCGACCATCCCCTCGCCATGCGCGCCGCGGCGCGGCTCCTGCTCGAGCAACGGAAAACGCTCGCGACCTACGGCCGGGACGGGGATCCGTGGGCGTTTGTGCGGGATTGCGTGTGGACGCGGGACGAGGTGACGGGGCGCGTGCGGCGCTACCCGAGTCAAGCCTATGCGGAGCTCCTGGTGCGGCGCTGGCAGGAGCAACCGTTACTCGCGGTTGCGAAGTCCCGGCGCATGGTCGTCACCTGGCTCTTCGTGGCGGTGAATTACTGGCTTGCGCGGTTTTGCGGGAATAGCAAGGTCGCGTTCATGGCCCGGAAACTAGGGAAAACGGAGACGGAGGGGTCGGCGGAGCTCGTGCGGCGCGCGAAGTTCATTCACGAGCACTTGCCGGCGACGTTTCCGGTCTGCGAGGTCGAGTACTCGATTGGCTTTCTCCGCTTCCCGAACGGGTCGGAGATCGTGGCGCTCGGCGAGGGCGAGGAGCAAGCGCGGCAGCACACGTTCACGTCGGTCTTGGCCGACGAGGTGGCGTTCTGGGATCATGCGTTCGAGACGTGGGTGGCGTTGCGGCCGACCATCGAGGGCGGCGGGCGGTTGACGGCGGTGTCGAGCGCCGGCCCGGGGTTTTTTAAGGACCTCGTGCATGACCAGCTCGGCTAATTTGCTTGACCGGATTCTTGCGGCCCCCGACGAGGAGGCCGCCACGCTCTTGGTCGAGGCGGATCGCGCCCGGCAAGCGGCTCCGGATGCCGACCCGCTCCGCCGCCCGATGGACCTCGTCATGGCGCGCATCATCGTGCGCAAACTCAAGGCCGGGCAGCTCGTGTACTGGACGTGACGCCATGGCCACCGATCCGGGCGAGTGGTACGAGGAACGACGGCAGGAGGCCGAGCACTTGGACTTCGCCATCACGCACTTGCAAGCCTATCTGCGTCGCCTCGACGACCAGCGGCCGAACCAGGCCCGGCGTGCGATCCTGCAGGAATATCTCGGGCGCCTCGTGCGCGATCTCGGGCGCGCCCGGTATGTCGGCGATTGACGCCTTGGACGGCCAGCTGCGCGAGCTGCGGCGGCTCGTCGCCAGTGCCCAGGCACTCTGCTATACGGGCCGGCCGCGACGGCCACGCGGCGTCGCCCGCCGCATGCGCTACACGGTCGAGGTGGAGCTCCCGCTCACGGTCAGCGTCCTTGACGCCGCCCGCGGGGCGCCGGCGACGCGGGAGACGCCGCCTGAGCCCGACTCTGTGTACGTGTCGGTGCACTTGGGGGCGTGCGACGTGACGGGCTTCTTACCCCCCGAGGTGCTCGCCAACCTCGAGGACGACGCGCTTGAGCGGCTGCGGCGCGCGGCCGCTGAGCCCTAGCGCTCCTCAAGCACGCGGCGCATCTCCTTGAAGATGGCTGCCTCGCCGGGCGTGAAGGTGTTGCGGGCCTGGTAGTCGATGAAGATGAGATAGCCGAGCCCGGCGTACACCGGCACCAAGAGCAAGAGGAGCAGGAGCGCGACCATCACGACCGCGGGCCCTCGAGCCGTTCGACGCGCCGCTCGAGCGCGTCAAACTCCGCCCGGCCAACGATCATTTGCCGCAAGAGCTCAACCATCTGGTCCAGCCGGATCACGACGACGTCGAGGCGCGCGTTGGTGCCCTCGAGCGCGGCGTTGGTGGCCGTTTGGCCCTCGTCGAGGGCGGCGAGCCGCTGCTCGATTGCGACCAAGCGCTTGAGGGTTTCGCTCGCCACGGTGTTACGCTAGCGCGCCCGCCGGATCGGTTGCAAGGCACGCCGCGCGCCACGCCAGCGCCCGAGCGCGACGACGCCAAGGAATGCCGAGAGGTCCTCGGGGTCGTCGTAGGGAACGAGCTGGTAGCTGCCGTCGCGGCGGAGCTGCACACCGAGCCGCGCCGGCGGCCCCCACGGCACGGGGGTCAAGACGCCGCCGCCCGGGGGCGCAAACCACATGCCGTCGAGCGCATAGCCGGCGGTCTGCAGCGCATACGTTGCCGCCATCTTGGCCGTACTCTTGCGCTCCACGATCACGGGGCGGCCACTTGGCAAAAGGCCGACGCTATCGAGCGTGCCCGCGTACCCATATGTCGGGTGGTACAGGGGAATCTGCGCGGCGAGCGGCGTAAAGGCCTCATATTCTTTGAAGCGCAACCACGCCTCAACGAATGGGAGCGCCTCAGGATGCACGCTCCGCCAGTCGAGATCATCGGCGTCGAGGAGATCGCAGCACGCGTCAACGTGTAGGCCCCGCTCGCGGGCGTGCTGGAGCACGGCGGGCTGCACGACGGAGTAGTCCGGAGTTAACCCCGCGTCCTCGAGGAGCTGGGTCACGCTCGGCACCAGCGCCCCGTCGACTCGGTATTCATGGGCCACCGGATTGAACGCGAGCACGCTCGGCGAGGCCGCGGGAGCGCTCACGCCCGACCTCGGCGGAATCGCTTGCACGGGCATGGCGGCTCCGGTTTGACACCGCGTACCGCCGCGAGGAGGTCGCCGACATCGGAGCGACGCCCGTGGCGGCATGCGCCGGCCCCACGGCGGCCATGCAATTCACGCGCATGGCCGCATGCTTTGCAGCGTTCCATTTACCGCAGCGGTCGGCGCGGGGCGGCGTACGTGCGGCGCACGAGCCGCGGGGCGGGCCGCCGCTCGCCGGCGAGCGCGGCCTCGACGGCGACCGGGATTTGCGCGCACAGCGCGTCGTATTGCTTGTAACTGCAGTGCGTGACCTTGCTGCGGCCCTGCGTCGTGGCGACCCAGCCCGCGAGCCAATCCAGCGAGCGGTCGAAAATCTGCTCGTGGGAATCGTCGGGCACGCCTTGCTTCTCGACGGCCTCATGCAGGAGCGCCATCAAGCGGCCGATGCGGGGTTTCGAGAGCGCGTCGCTCGGCGGCGGCTCGTCGCCTGCTGGAGGCGTCGGCGTTGCCGGGGCCGGGCGCACGGGCGCAGCGGCCTTGCGGGCGGCGGCCTCGGCGACCGAGCGGCGGAGCTGGTCGGCTAGGTCGAGCTCGCCTTGCGCGCCCGTGGCGGGTGCCGGCGTGGCTTCAGCTTGCCGGCGCGGCGCCTCGAAGGGTTGCGCGTTATCGGGGTCGGTCTCCCGCATGAAAGTGGGCATGTCCTCTAAGTCTTGCGTGAAGATCTCCGAGAGCCCGGCGCAGCGCAGCACGGCGTCCGTTTGCGCGCTCTTTTGGCACATTTTGATCGCTTTGTTTGTGTCCCCGAAATCCTGGTCACGGTGGCGTGCGCCGCGGCCCTCGGCGACGACGACGCCGGCGGTCGTGACGAGCTCGCACACGAGCGTCATGAGCCCGGCCTCGCCGCCGAGCATCTCCCACGTTTCGACATCGCGCCGGAAGCGGGGACGCAACTGCAAGAGGCCGCAGATTTTCTCCGAGCCCGGCTTGCACAAGGTGGCTTTGCCGCCGCACGTCGGGCACGTCGCCCCCGTCGCGGTCGTCGCATTCGGGCACGGGGTCTTCGCATTGCGCGGCCCGACCTTGCGATGGATCACCATGTAGTCGATGCCGGCGACGAGCCGGTTAAAGAGCCAATCGACGAAGAGGCCCCGCGCGCGGCTAAAACTCTCGAGCTGCGCGGCGAGCGCCTCGGGATTGCCGAGCACAAGCCCCTCGGCGACGACGTCGGGCACGAGGGCGGGCGCAGTGACGGGCGCGGCGGCGGTGGCCTCGGCGGGAATGGTTTCGGGTTCCATAACGGACCTCTCTTGCGGCACTGTATCACGCGCCGCACTGCGCTTCCGACGTGTTGCGGTTGTTGTGCTCATCACTTTCCTATGCGGCGAGCCGCGTGAGGTGTTGGTCGAGTAACGCCAAGTGCTCGGGACGGCGCGCCTGCCAGCGGAGCCGTGCGGTCGGGGATAGCACCATAAGCCGCCTCCACTTCCGGACATTGCATGTGGGATGCGCAACCGCGCAGTTAAATGCTGCATGGATTGGTTCGACCGCGAGTGGGATCACGTGGTCAACGTGAAACGTCTCCGGATCAACCGGGAGGTTGCAGAGGTGGCAAATCCCGCCGTCGAGGACAAAAATGATCCGGCGGTCGATGGACTCAAGAACAATCGCCTTCGCTTTGCGGGTCCGGCGTAGGACATCGGCCTTTGTCGCACTAACCCGCCCCTTTTCCGTCTGACGGTAGCGTGCTTGGGGGGCCCCTTGGTAAGCAGCGATCACGGCACGACCTCTGTCCGATTGCCGGTAGCGCTTAAGCGAGGCTGTCGTCGACACGCGGCCCGCATCCGTTTGGCGCCAGCGTCGATCCCGTGCACGCGCTTTTGCGCGCCCTCTATCCGATTGGCGGTATGCGACCCGCACACACGGCCGACACAAATCGGCGTAAGCGCGTGGCCGACCGCGCCGCTGGACCGGTTCCACCGGTTGCTGACAGCGTGTACAAGGCGCAGGATTCATGATACTTAGCGGCTTCTAAGTGGCACTCTTTGCTATCCCGGGTTTACGCGTGCAAGCGGCCGCGTTGCGCTCGGGGGGCAAGCGCACCTTTGCATTACCCGATCCCGGCCCCGATGCGACCGACGCCGAGGCGCTCTTCGAGGAGTTTCGCGCACGACGACGAGAGCTGTCGGGAGAGCGACGCTTAGTGCTGGCGGTCTTCATGGGCGTGTTACTCGACCTCCACCGCTACCCACGCGGGACCAGACCGTACGCCCTGGCGTGGCAATGGATCATGGATGACCGGGAAGACTGGCCGCTCGCGTTCCGGCCGGCGTGCGCGGTGCTGGACCTCGACGCCGGGGCCGTGCGCCAGCGGGTGTGCGACGCCCTCGCGGTGGGGGCCCCGTGGCTCGGGACGCTCAAGAGCCGCGGGCATGTGTACCGCGGGCGGACGGCGCCGGCGCTCTCCGTGGCGTAGCTCATACTCTCTTAGACTACTGCCGCGCGCCGATAGTGTCAAGAAGGTTACTATCGGATAGTTGCGTATCGCGTCGGCCTCTGGTACAGCCTCCGGCATGCCACGCGACGGCCGCCGCCAGCTCCCGAGTAACATTGTCTATCGCAGCATCCATGCCGCTGGCGGGCCCGGGGCGCTCGCGCAGGCGCTCGGGATTTCGCTCCAATCCCTGGCCCGCTGGCGGCGGGAGGGCCGCGTGCCGGATGCGCGAATCGTCCTCGAATGGGCGGCCCTCGTGCACCCGGGCGCGCCCGAGGCGCAGCTCCGGTTAGCGCGGCGGCTTGCTGGGCTGCCCGCGGGGACGAGGCGCCCAGCGGCTCAGGATCGGGGCTAATCGCTCACCGCCGGTGCGAACCGCAACCCAATCTTCGCAGATTAGTTGGACCAGATCGTTAAACGACCGGCGTTCCTCGAGCGCGGCCTTGCGAAGCGCGTTATCGAGCGGGCGACGGAAGCGCATGTGCCGGGTGACGTAGCTCCGTGGTGGCTGTGGTGGCCGTCCCATGGTTTTCTGCGCGTAGCGGAGCCGTTTTCGGCGTTCAATCTGGCCGTTAGAAACCCTTTTGGGCATGTATCATGCGTAATCCGGGTTGACAGCTTTTGACAAGCACCGTACAAGCGCCGACGCACCGACGCGGTAAGAGATGGCAGGTCTGCCAGTAGACTCAGCGCAGGGGCGGTGGGGAGGAGACGGACGAGGGACCGGCGCGCAAAGGGGGCCAGCAATTCGTGCGAGTGGCGCGGCACGATGATTTCCCGCTTCCCACGGTCGAGGCCGTGTCGCGCTTACCACACCACGTCCTCGCCGGCACGGTCATGCAGCTCGCGGCGTTGACGATGGCCGTCGGCGCACGCCTCAAAACGGATGGGCAGTCAACGGCACCTGATGCGACCGACGCCGTGTCAAAGGCGGAGGCCGTGGAGCTCTTGAAACTCAAGAGCGACCGCTGGCTGCGCAGCCCGAAAGGGAAGCAGCTCCGGTGCGCGCATCGCATCGGTGGGGAATGGATGTACTCCCGTCGGAAGATTGCCGCCTTTCACCGTGGTGAGCCGGTCACATGAGCCGACGACAGCGCTACGGACTCGGCCGGATCTTCCGGCACAGTCGCCACGGCGTGCCGTACGGCAATTACGTGGTCGAATTCTTCGTCCGCGGCGTGCAGCATCGCGAAAACAGCGGCACGCGTGCCGCCCAGGTGGCGTTGCGCATTCTGAAAGCTCGGTTGGGCGAGCTGGCCGCAGGCCGCCCACCCGCCCCCCAGACCCGGCAGGTGACCGTCGAGCGGCTGTTTCACGACTTGGACGCGCGCTATGCGTTCGAGGAACGGCCGACGCGAAAGAACCTGCCGGGCCACCGGGCGGCGTGGCACACGGCGCTCGGCCCGGGACGGCTCGCGGTGGACGTCTCGACCGCCACGCTCGAGCGCTGCGTTGACGCGTGGCGCGGGCACGTCAAGCCGGCGACCATCAACCGCCGCCTCGAGGCACTGCGCCGGGCGTATCGCCTCGGGGCCCGGGTGACACCGCCGACCGTGCTGCACGTCCCGGCCTTTCCCCCGAAGCTCCGAGAGGACAACGTCCGCGAGGGATTTTTCTCCGACACGACCGTGGTGGCGTTGCTGGATCATATCCGCGCGGGTGACCCCGTGTTGGCGGATTTTCTCGAGTGGTTTTCCTGGCTTGGCATGCGGCCGGGCGCGATTCGCGACCTCGAGTGGCCGGCGGTGGATCGCGAGACCAGTGCGCTGCGCCTCGTGCGGGGCCAGCGGGCGAATAAGGGGAAGCCACGGTGGATCCCGTTGGCGGGGCCGCTCGCTGCCATCATCGAGCGGGCGTGGGCCCGCCGCGTCGCGTACGCCCAGGAGACCGGGCGGCTTGTGCCATGGGTCTTCTGGCGCCGCTACGTCGGCCAGCCCCGTCCGGGCCTGGTCGCGGGCGACCCGGTGCGCGTGGTTGACTATCGCAAGGCGTGGCGCAGCGCGTGTCGCGCCGTCGGGTGCGACGGCGCAATTCCCTACGACCTGCGTCGGACGGCGGTGCGCAACCTCAAGCGCGAGGGCACGGACGACTCGACATGCATGGCCATTACGGGGCACAAGACGCGCAGCATGCTCGAGCGCTACCACATCGTGGACGATGCGACGGTGGCGGCGGCACTGGAGCGGACGTTTGCGGGGCGGGGGCCGAGCGAGGCGGCGGATCTGCGGCGGATCTTGCCCGGCCCGGGACGGCAGCAACGGGCGGGCGGTGGCCGGAAGTCTGCGAGTAAGCGGCAATCG